TACGCGACGAGCTATAAGACCAGTGGTGATGCAATGGCGCATGTGGGTGACGCGCCTGACGTGGGTGCGCTGAACGAGGAGCTGCGCCGTGCGGCAACCGACTTTGGTCTGGGGACGAGGGTTGGGCAGGCCGAGAACACCCGGTACTGCCGCTGGGACGGTCAGAGCGGGGACGGCAAGAAGTGGAATGACAACCAGCCGGGTGGAAAGATGGCTTTCCCTTGGGATGGTGCCTCCGATACGCGCATTCCGCTGGCCGACGAGGTCGTGAACGGGCTGGTCGATGTGTGCTCCACAGCCTTCTGGAGAAGCATGCTGCGTGTGGCCCCGACCAACGTGCGGAATCTGGACACCGCGGTGACGGCGCACAGCCTCATGGACTGGGTGATGAACCAGAAGCTCTACACGGACATGACCCGTGAGGTGGAGCTGCTGAGTCAGTACCTGTGGACCTACGGCTGGGCCGGGTGCCATGTGAGTTGGCAGCAGGAGATCGGGCAAAAGGAGCAGTACGTCACGGTAGAGCAGCTCATGCAGATCGCGGCGCAAAGCCCTCAAGGCAGCGTGTTGGCGGACCTGCCGAATCTGTTGGCGAATCCGGATGCCACCGACCAGTTGGCCGAGCTGCTGATGGCTGCCTTCCCGAATCTCAAGAAGCGCAAGGCTTTGGAGTGCGTGAAGGATCTGCGTGAGGAGGGTGAGTGCGAGATCTACGTGCCGACGCTGGTGAAGAACTCTCCGAGCGTGGCGGCATTGGCTCCATACGACGAGCTGGCGTTCCCTCCGGAGACCACCGACATCCAGTCTGCGCGTGTGGTTTTCAGGCGCTGCTACATGACCGAGATCGAGGTGATGCAGCATGTCGAGACGGACGACTGGGACGAGGAATGGGCCAAGCAGGCGATTGCTACACGCGGACGGTTCAGCAACTTCAGCGACTACACCTACACGATCGGGCTGACCAACAACGCGGTGCTGGACCGTGAGAACCTGATCGAGGTCGTCTATGCGTACCAGAAGGCGCTCGATGAAGACGGTGTGCCGGGTGTTTACTGCACAGTATTCTGTCCACAAGTGGGCAATGCTTGGGGCAAGTTCGAGCTGATCGACTACGAGCACGGGCAGTACCCGTTCATCGTGTGGCGTTCTGAGGTTATCCACCGAAAGATCGTCGAGAGCCGAGGCGTTCCGGAGATCTGCGCGACGTGGCAGAACGAGATCAAGGCCCAGCGCGACTCGATCTTCGACTACACGTCGCTGAACACGATTCCGCCGATTCAAGTGCCGAAGACGAGGGGCGGAAACCTGCGTCTTGGGCCTGCGGTGCAGATTCCGGTGCTGCGTCCGGGCGAGATCTCGTTCATGCAGCCGCCTGCGCGGGAGCCTTCGGTGGCTTTTAACCTCATCGCAGCCATCGAGACGCAGGTGGACAGGTACTTTGGCCGTCCTACCGAGAAAGTGCCTCCTGCGCTCACTCAGATGCGGCAGCAGAGGCTTGTGAACAACTGGCTGCACGGCTGGACCGAGGCGTTTCGGCAGGTCTTGAGCCTAACGCTGCAGTACACTGGGCCAGAGGAAGTGGCTCGTATCACCGGCAGCAACGTTCCTCTGAGCACCAACGTCCAAGAGTTTGATGTTTCGCTGAAGTTCGACGTGCGCGAGCTGCAGACCGACCTCGTGACCGAGAAGCTCAAGGCGCTTTCGAGCCTCGTTCTTCCGCTGGACAGTGTAGGTGTCGTGGATCGCACCAAGCTCGTTGGTCTGGCGCTGCGTGCGATTGATCCGACGCTGGCTAACGAGCTGATTATGCAGGCTGGACCGGCCTCGCAGAAGATGTTCGACGAGACCAACGACGAACTCGGCCTCATGTCGCTCGGGAACCCGCCCAAGCTGCGTGAAAACGATCCCACAGCTCAAGCAAGGCTGAACTTTGCCCAGCAGATCCTGCAGGCGAACCCGAAATATCAGCAGCAGGCTCAACAGGATCCGTTGTTCCAAGCCAATCTGCAGAAGTATGTGGAGAATCTGCAATTCAGCGTCCAACAGCAGCAGAACGCGGTCACTGGACGTCTTGGCGTGCAACCCGGAGCGACTCCTCAATGAGAATGACTGACGAACAGCTCAAGATGGCGCTGGGTGGTGTGGGTGAACATGAGCCGGTGCTGCGTGCATTGCGGCAGGTGCTGAGTGAATTGATTGCTGACGAGGTCTCCGCAGCAATTAATTCGGCACTTACTCCGGAGGCTAGGGCGTACAATTGCGGACGTGCGGCTGCTCTATCGGATGCACGCTCGTTCCTCGTGGAGATGGGTCTGAAGCTGGAAGCTCCCCAAGAATAATTGATTGACGTTAGCGGTAACGTAGTCCATGAGGGCTTTAGCTTTCTGGGTTTAGCGTTAAACCCTGTCGTAGTATGCCCGACTTGCAGGGCCTAAAAAGCATGGAAGCAACACAAACCGGGGAAGCGACACCCTCCCAAAACACGGCGCAACCGCTCAACCCGCTCCCGCTCGACACGGTGGCGTTGGCGAAACTGTTGGAAACTCGGTTCTCCGAGACTCCGACAAAAGCTGTCGAGGAACCGGAACCAGCCGCTGCGAGTGCAGATGAGCCGGTCGCCGAGGAGTCAGCGTCCGAGACTGCTGAGACCGGGGAGGCGACACCCGTGGAGGATCCCGCTGAGGAGGAAACCACTCAGCAGACTGAAGACGCTACCGAGGACGAACCGGCTGGAGTCCAGAAGCGCATCAACAAGCTCGTAGCCCAAAAAAAGGAGGCCGCAGCAAAAGCGGAAGCCTTGGAGCGGGAGCTGAATGAGGCGCGGACGAAGCTGGAAGCACTCGAGCAGCAGGCGGCAGTACCGCAGGCGGCAGCGACGACCGACAATCCGTTCTCTGACATCTGGGACGAGGCGAAGCTCAGCGATGAGTACCGCAAGGCCCGGGAGTTGAAGAGATGGTGCGAGGACAACGCTGACGGCTGCGAAGTGGGCGGGAAAGAGTACAGCGCGGATGAGATCAAGGCGATTCGGCGACGAGTCGAGGATGCCTTGGATGTTCACATTCCGACGCGGCACCAATTCCTCAACACTTACAAACAAGTGCGGCCAGTTGCGGAGAGTGCGTACCCTTGGTGGAAGGACCGTAGCAATCCGACGTATTCGGAAGCGCAGCAGGTGTTGCGGCAAATGCCACAGCTTGCGTCGTTTCCTGACTACCAGATTGCCATCGGTGACTTCCTAGAAGGTCGGAAGGCTCGCATGGAACGCGAAAAGAGCGCGAAGGTTGCAAAGGCTCCTGTGAAGGTGGCCCCGAAGCAGCCTGCGGCTCCCAAGGCGAGTCCAGTCAAGTCTGACAAGGCCAACGATGCGGCGCGGTCTGCCAAGAAGGCGTTCAACCAGAGTGGGAGCACTGCCGATCTGTCGCGGTTGCTTCAACACACACTTCTGAAAGGCTAATATTATGGCATATCTTGGTGTAAACAATCAGGTCGGCGTCCGCGAGGAATTGGCCGACTATATCGCTAACGTCGACGCTAAAAGTACCCCCTTTGTGTCGATGTCTCCCAAGGGGAGGGATCTTGGAAACGTGGTCATGTCATGGCAATGTGACGATTACTCCGCTCCTCAGCTTGGCGGCGTGATCGACGGCACTGACGTCTCCAGCTACACGAACGAATCCGCCAATCGTCTGCGCGTGACCAACTACGCTCAGGCGTTCCGCCGCAACAGCCGGGTCGGTTTCATCGCCGAGACCCAGAATGTTGCCGGTGCCGCCTCTGAGGTTGCCTACAACGTCGCCAAGCTCCTCGTTGAGATTAAGCGCGATATGGAGTCCACGTTCCTCTGCACCAATCAGGCGGCGCAGCAGGACAACGGTTCCACCAACGCCTACCAGACTGGTTCCCTCGGCAACTGGCTCCTCGGCACAAACAGCTCCAACATTGGTGCTCTTGCCTCTGGTTCCGCCTTCGCTCCTGCTGGCGGCGTGACCCCGGGCACCGCGGCTACCAACGCCATCAGCTCCGTCACCTCTGCTGCGTTCACTGAGACCGCTGTCCAGAACGTGCTCACCGCCATCTACTCCAAGACTGGCGTGTATCGTGACTACGACTGCATTCTCGGCACGACCCTCAAGCGTGCCTTCACCAACCTGACCAGCTCTTCCGCCACTCAGGTTGTCAACACGAACAGCATCGCTGCCACCAGCGTCCGCACGTTCAATCAGGAGCTGTCCAGCTCGACGTTCTCGTCCTCCATCGACGTGTTCGAGGGTGACTTCGGTCGCTTGATCCTGCACCCCACCACCTTCATCGGTGGTAAGAGCACCACCACGCTGGCCGCTGAGGCTTACCGTGGTTACGTGATCCCCATGGACATGGTTGAGATCCGGTACTGCAAGCTGCCCGAGGTCAAGGATCTCCCTGACGCTGGTGGCGGTCCTATCCGTCTCGTGCAGGCCATTGCCGGTCTCGTGGTGAAGAACCCCGGTGGCTTCGGCATGTTCGCTGGCGCGTCGTAATCAATCACTCAACGGGGAGCATCTGCCATATCGGTGGGTGCTCCCCTTTTTTATACCATGCAATCACCCATACTAGACAACGTACTCGAAGGACTCCCGGCGCAACTGCGTCAGGATGTGGTTAAGGAACTTGCCACCGGCTATCACGCGGATCTGGTGAATGCCGAGGTGCATCAGAAACGCATCGCCAAGGACAGCCAGCAGGATCTCCGCAGCATCGACGG